CGTTCAATATTCTTAGGGGGTACGCTATAACAAACGCCGTGTATAAGCCGCTGCAGCGTGATGTAATCAGCCTGAGTCTTATCAGCAACAATCAGCCGCTCAGCTATCTGCATTTGATACTGAGGTGGTCGCCCCGTACCCAGGTAGAAACTCACCAGCGATTCCGGGAAGCGGTTAAGCCATTCGCTAACCTGCTCAATAAAATCTGGAACAGGCAATGCGTCATCTTCGATTATCACTACCCGGCAATCCTGCCATGAAGCCCATTCAAGCGCGCGGCGATGATTCCAGTTTGCGCCATGGTCTCCGCTATCAATCAGCAGTACATCCCCGAGAAGTCCAGCAAGACGCGATGCCTGCTTATATCGGGAATGGTGTCCGATAACCGCATACTTCACTTGTGTTTCCACCATGTAGCCTCCCCACCGATTCCATCAGTTTTGAAAACGGTATGAACCAGAGGTCCGGTGACCAGCCTGTCAGCGAATGACTGCGCGACAATGCCGAACGCCAGCATGTCACCTACCGCTGCACCAGCCTGTTCTTTCTTCCAGAAGCGATAACTCTCGATCCGGTAGTAAAGACGGATGATGCCGTGAGCGAACGCCATTACATCAGCGCGGGTGCCACCCAGCAGACCAGCGTTAAGCATCACATCGCCGCGGTGCGATTCAATGAATTCCTGATAGATACGCTCAGGATGATTCTGTTTCGCCCAGGTGTCGGCGTAGGTCTTCGGTTCGGAACCGACGTAAACAGTACCGGGATGCATTTCTTCCCATGGTGCACGAAGCATTTCGACATCGGTTCCATCGGTACTCCAGACGAACCGGTATTCAGGATGATCTCGCAGGTGCTGCCAGATGTGCAGCCAGCGCCGGAAATAGACATTCATCTTCACGTCAGGAACGCGGTAAAGCTCAACGTCTTCCGGGGCCGCCTGCAGTTCATCCACCAGCGCGATACGGCCACAATTCCGAAGCGATGAGGCCCATTTAGCCAGCATGTCAGGAGAGGCGCTCATTTTCATACCGCGCTGCGGGTCGGGCTGGCTGGTGAGTAACGTTGTGATTACCACGTCGCGTTGCCGCCGGTACTCCACATAACCGGTAAACCCGGCATCACGTCGTTCGTTGTGGATCTTCACATTACGTTCCACCAGCGCCTGGCGGTCGGGCCTCGGCACCGAACGCTCCACCGCTTCATGCTCATCGAGAGAATGGATCAGCTTTTCTGAGCTTTTCACATCGGCATAAGCCCACGTCGTCAATCCAGCGTTATGAATGCGCAGGGCGAGGTCGCTGTGCTCGTACATACCGCGACCATAAACCGGATCGAATCCTCCCACCTTCTCGATGGCGCTGCGGTGGTAATAAAGCATTACGCCACGCTGCCCGGTATAGGCCACATGCTGATCGTCACGGTAAAGCACCGAAAGGTCATTGAGCTTATTCTGGCCAGCAAGATCGAGGAATTGGTAAGCCAGGTGTGGCTCGGGTGATTCGATGTATGGAAGATGCCAGTTATCGGCGATAGGCCAGGCATCATCATCCCACAGAAAAAGATGCTCGCACCCGGCATCCATCAGGGCTGACAGGCTGGCGTTCTTCGAAGCAACAATGCCGAGTGATGTTTCATGGCGAAGCAGCTGCACGTCGTCAGGGACTTCTGCGGCAGGTTTAGAACCATCGTCGATGACCACCACCAACGCACCGGCTGGCAGGTGCTTCATGTGCTGCTCGAGCGCTCGTTTCAGAACGTCGGCGCGCTGGTGTGTAGTTATCGCAATGCCTATTTTCGAAGACAATGACTTGGCAGGGGTGTAGATAACACCATCTACTAAAACTTTCATGTCTAACCTACTGTTATCAAAATAATAACTTAAGTAAAAACTTTTATGCTTTTTAAGTAATGAGCTAAGAGCTTACCTACCCTTCCCGCTTATATTTTTTTATGCAATATTGATTAAACACAGCAATGAAAGGAACACGTAATGAAAACAATCATCAAAAAATTTGACGCAGTTGGAAATGTTTCAAATGGAGCAGAAATCACCATTCCAGATACAGGAGACTTCGTTTTTGAAGGGGGTAATTTTTCTCACAATGGTGGCACAGGTTTAATACTGAACATTGGCAGACCTACTACACCTCTGAAAGAGCTTCATGATGCAGGGCTTGATGATTCTGTTTCTCCTGAAGAGGCTGTGAAAGTTGGAGCTTTGCTCGCCGGAATGACACATGAGCCGATCACCAGAAGAGTTGAAGTTCTCAAGGAGTCTTCTCTTGGTTCAAAAATCAGTACTGTAGCTGACCTTGCCACTATTATCGGTTTACTGGTTTCTCTAGCTACTAAAAACTAAATTCACAACTTAACAGGGTACACATCTCATATCAGTTAAAAGGGATAGAGTGATATTTATCCCTTTAAGAGAATCAGTTAGTTCAATATTTGCAATTCGCCTGCCACGCTTTGTTATGCGCCAGGATATCTTTCTTCGTCTGACGGTCCATAACGTCGATATCGTGATCAGTCAGGTAGATTGGCTTTACCCAGTCACAGGCGGTATCAACCACCACCGGGACGCTTCCACGTGTCACGCAGCTCGCGATCAACATCGTCATCAGGCATGCGGTTAACAGTCTGCTGTACATTGCTGGCCTCTTTCGTTGCTTCTACCCGGCGTTCGGCTACTGCTTCAGTGGCAGCGGCCTTTTCTTCGGTGCGCTGCTGGTCTGCTTTGGCTTCCGCTTTGCTGGTGCCGCGTGAATGACCAATGCCAAAGGCACCAGCGATAGCCGCCATTATCAGGGCGGCAATACCGATGATTGTTTCTAATCCCATATCAACCTCACACCAGTACCTTTTTTGCCTGACCGAAGCGAGCGCGACGATCTTCCAGTCCATTCGTTCCGCCGTTGATAATCTTCGTCACGCGCATCAGGTCGCCAGAATGATTAAGGCAGCCATTAGTGACGAAGAACCATACCGCGCTTCTTGCGGCGTATACGTCTTCAGCGAGCAACTGAGGTTGCTTAACCAGATCAACCTTCAGGCCGTTTCCACAATCACGGTAGTTATTCAGCCCCGTAATCTGGATAAGCCCACGTCCACGATATAACCAGCCGTCGCCGGGAGCGTTGTTCCCCATGCGTTTGCTGTATACCAGATTAGCAATGGCGCGTTGGCGCTCAATCGGTAAAGTGCGTTCTTCAGGTCGACGGCCAAGCGTGTTTGCCTGGTCCGTTGTGAGGCGTCCGGCACGGATGAAATTCACGAGTGCCGCAATGCGGTAGTTGAAGCTTTCCACCAGCAAAGTGAAGCCAGCTGATTCATGACCTGCCTGGGCGATGAACATCGCCTGGTCTACCGGCCTAGTGATGCCGAACTCTTTCATTGCATCACTCACTGGCTGAAACCAGCGCGCAGCTAACTCGGCGCTTAGCCCAGCCGCCTTTTGAAATTGTGATTGGTTCATTAGTGCCTCAGTGCATCAACCAGGCGCGCTACGTTTCCCCTAGCCCAGAGAACGGCAGCACAAATCAGGACGTTCACCAGCACCACGAACCAGTGCGATTCATGGTACAGGCCGAACAGGTAACGGAAAGGGACGCTGGCGTATACCAGCACCGTGAAATAAGCCATCAGCGATATCAGAGGGCGATGTCTAGCCCCGCCGCGCTGGTAGAACATTAGAGCAAGGACTATCACCCCACAGATAAGGGCATTCACCATCGCACTCGGATCACTTGTTACCATTGCTGGCCCCTCCACCACGTAAACGTGAGAGAATTCCAAACAGGCTACCCAAATCCTGACTGTTGACGAACGTGAGCAGCTTAATAGCAATAGCGGCTACGATTACCGCGCCCAGCGCATCAAGTGGTCTGTCGCTATACCCCGTCCATTTGGAGAAGTAAGAACCAAGCAAAGGTGCGCCGATAACACCGAAGATGAATGAGGTAATGAAGTAGCCCACCAGCTTAAGACGGCTGATATTAACCGCCGTAGCGACGTAGAACACCGCACCAGCGAATGCGCCAAACACCACACCGTAATCTATGCCGGTTGCCAGGCCGAACATGCTGGCCCCCATCAGACCACCAGCTGCTACCGTAGTGCCAGAAACAGGATCGGACATTCAGCCCCCTCTTATTGCCGTGGTATCTCTCAGAATGAGAAAAAAAAAGCTGCCAAATGGCAGCCTTATGCTTTTAAAAGAATAGTGGTATTGAAGGTCGACCTCGGATAGGAATTCTTTTAGCGATTCCAGGTGGAATTTCAACTTTGATATTTTCAGTATCTTTCCAGAAAATTCGATATTCATCCTGCCAGGAATCTAGCTTAGATTTGAGAAAATGGTTTCGATGGTGGCTAGATGTATAACTACA